GAGCCTGCGCGCGAAGTCCTCGGGGCTCTCCCCGGGCTCGAGGACGACATCATCGAGCCGCGCCCGCTTGACGAGGGCGAGGAACAGGAAGTCCTGCTCGACGGTGGACTCCTTGATCGTGAGGAACGTCCGTCCTCCGAGAACGTGCTTCTCGTTCATCGCCATCACGCGATCCTGATGAGCCTGTAGTGCGGCTCGTTCGGGTGGTTCGCCGCGTCCGACTCGATATCGCCAGTGAGCGTGAAGCTCGCGTACTCGTCGGCGATGAACCCGATGGCCCCGTCGGCCCGGACGGAGGCGCGCCAGATCTCGCACTCGTACTTCGGCCCTCTCGCGGGGTCGCCGATGAACCGCAGATATCCCTTGATCGAGGTCTGGTTCATGCCGCGCACGGTGGGGAGCGCGATGGTCTCGTACGTGAAGTCCACCTCGATGTCAGTGCCGTCCGTGATGTCGCCGCCCTCGACGATGTAGATGCGGCCGCTGACGGCATCGACCTTGTAGTCGTCGTCCACGACGTAGGTCGGCGTGCCGCCGGTGCCCGTCACCGTCACCAGGCTCACGTCGCGCTTGGAGAGCGGGTAGTAGCGGCCCTGAAGCACGCCGTCGATCTCCTCCGCCGTGACCGACGATCCGGTCTGCGAGAGCGTCGACGTGTCTCCGAAGAGGGCCATCGCCAGGTTCTCCTTCGAGAACTCGTCCCCGACGATCCGGAGCGCGAGCGTGGTCCTCAAGACGTCCGAGGCGATGAGGTCCGCCGCCTTGTCCGCGCTCGAGTACTTCTTGATGTCCTCGGACGTGGGGGTGATCTCGAACGTCGGGCAGTTGCCGAGGAAGAACTCGCCCGTGCGGTTACCGCTGGCATCGAACCGGTCGAAGTAGATCTTCCCCCGGCCGAGCAGGATGTTGTTGCCGTTCACAACCTCGGGCATGGTTTCCTCCCGGCGGTGCCGCCCGGGGGCCTACGCCACGGCCTCCGCGTCGTCCGCCCGTGACTGGTACTCGAACCGAAACGTCATCGTCGCCCGGCAGAACGAGGTCTCGCCCTGCTCGTACTCGAACTTCGTGCCGGCCTCGTCCGCCGGCTGGTTTGCGAGCCCGCCCATGGTCCCCGCTGCCCCGAGCGCCTTGGTCGCCCACGCAAGGATGGGGTCGGCCACCTTGTCCGGCTCGGCCCCCTCGCCGGCCTTCGTCACGACCTCGACGTTCAGGAGAAGCGTCCGCCTGACGATGGGGCCACGGCTCGTGCCGCCGGCCTTGTAGTCGCGCATCGACTCGACCGTCTCCGCCGCCTGGTAGACCGTGAGCGCCGGGAGCTGGTCGGCGCTCGGGGAGTCGAGCCGCGTGCGCACGGGTGCTGGGACGCCGGAGGGAGCACCGGTTCCGAGTGCCGTGACGGCCGAGGCGACGATCTGCTCGCGGATCGTGCTCATGGCTTCCTCAGGGCGATGCGCGTCATCGCTCCGTCTCCGTAGGTGAGGAGCTTCAGGACCACGTAGTCGATGCCGTCCACGGTGACCGGCACGCCCGAAGCGAGGCCGGGAAGGGCCCCGCTCCGGACGTGGACGGTCTCGTCAGCCGCAACGACCGCTGGCATCTCGCCTCCCAGGATCTCCACGGCCTCACGATCGAGGAAACCGGTCACGGCTACATCGCCCAGCGTCACGTCCACGCCGCCTCCGGCCTCCTCGAGATCGGCCAGCATCGCCGCTACGTCCGCTACACCGAGAACCGCCACGGCTAGCTCGCCTTCTTGATCCCGATGAACTCCGCGCCGAAGTCGAACGAGGGTGTCGTTCCGGCGATGGTCCCGACCACGCGGACGTACCGCTTGAGATCGGAGACGTTCACCTTGAGGACCTGGACGCCGGCGGTGCCGGCGACGTCCGTGACCTGGGTGAACGCGCCGCCCGTGACGTCCGTGTAGGTCGAGTCATCGTCCGAGTGCTGGAGCTTCGCATCGAGCGTCGGCGTGGTGCCCGTGCCGGCGGACGCGTTCAGCACGGCGAGCGCGACGCCCTCGTAGTCCAGGACGTCGATGCCCGTGCCCTCGACGGTCGCGTCGTAACTGGCCGCCGGAACGAGCACGAGGCCGAGGGTCTGCGCCAGTGCGTTCAGAAGATGGGTCATTCCGTTACCTCCCGCCGGTCTTGGGCCGGCGTCTGCGCGTGCTCTTGGGTGGCTTGGTGTCGGGGTCCCGGCTCTCCAACTCCGGGTCCGCATGTGCAACAACGGCGGGACCCGGGTCTTCTTCTGTCTCAGGGGCAGGCTCGGGCTCGCCCGGGATGACACGGGCGTAGCCCATCCGGACCTTCTTCCTCGCGTCCGCGATGGAGAGGTCCCTCGGGGCCACGAGGACCTGCCCGGGGTAGACGTCATTCCCTTCGCCGCCCATGCAGTGTCCCGTTGTGATCTCGATCGTGAGCTTCGCTTGGTCAGCCATGCGTCCCCCTACGAGATCGTGGCGCCCGTGCCCTTCACAAACGACTCGCCTCTACGGACGGCCGTGTCGCCCATCGAGTAGCTCGTGATGAGGATCTGGCCGCGCGCCGCCTTGGTCACGACGTCGACCACGATCTCGAGGTCGTTCCCCCACATGCCGATCAGGAGGTCGTTCCAGTTCCCGAAGATGAGCCCGTGCTCGTTCGAACCCGCTCCGAGCGTCTTCGAGATCTGGTTCGTGGTCCTGCCGGGGTAGCCGGACACGACCGGCGTGCGCTTGAGGACGCCCGCCATGAGCGGGGTGGTCATCCACGAGAGGGATCCGAGATCGGCGTTCTTGTCCGCGACCAGGGCGGGCATCGTGGTGATGTCCTCGAGGTCCGGTACACCGCCCACGGGATGCGACTGCACGTCGGCCGCCGAGTAGATGCCCACGGGCTGCTTGTCCGTGCCCTTCCCGTGCAGCGCTCCGAGGTCGAGCGCGAGGCCGTGCCCGGTCGCGAGGTCGCTCCGGATGTCGGCCTCGACGTCGATCGAGGACATGACGAGCAGCTGGCGCGGGATCTGGACCTGGCCGATGAGCGTCTTGGGGGAGAGGGAGACGTAGCCGTACGCGGGCTCCGACTGCGGGGCGTCCGCCGCAGGGTTCTCCTCCATCCAGGTGACCGACGGCGCACCGGTCTTCTTGTTGAAGTAGACGACCCCCTGGAGCCCGGGGAAGAGCCGCGCGCCCGCGACCAACACGAGCGCACGGTTCCTCAGGAGGTCGATCATGTCAGGCATGACCTGCTGGCCGACGAGCGTGGCGCCGCCGGTAGGCTGCGTTGTGCCGAGCACGCGCGCGCCGTCCAGGCCGAGCTCGTCGTCGCCGCGCATGCGCCACGGGACGAGGATCCCGCCGTGGTCCGCTCCGGTCCTGTGCTTGGCGAGCTCCTCGTGGACCTCGGCCTCGAGCCCGTCGTAGCGGCTCCGCTTGCCGTCCATGATCTCGGCCTGCATGCGGATCGCGCGGTGGACGGAGTAGCGCTTCTTGTCCTTGGCCGGCATCGACTCGAGAGACTCCGCCGACGGCTGGCCCGGTCCGCGGGTCCGCACGGCGTCCAGAATCTCGCGCGATACCTGGTCAGGCGTGAGGCCCCGGCGGATCCACCCGGCCGCCTTGTCGGTCATTGCGTGCGCCTGGGCCATCTCCATGATCTCGGCCGCCTCCGCCCCGCGGTCGTGGACCTCCACGCGCTCAGGCGGAGTCTCCTTGGATGCCGCCGTCACCTCGGGCGGCTTCACCGGGGTCTCGGTGGGCTGGGTTCCTGCTGCCGTGCTCATCGTGCGTTCTCCTTCCGTGGCGTCGCGGCCGCTGCCGCCGGGCTCCTCGACCGTGAACTCAATGAGATCGACGTCCGTCGCGTCGGCGCGGCCGAAGCCGACCTTGTGGTCCGCCGGGATGGGTTCGGTGGAGACCTCATAGGGCATCCACGTGCATCGGTAGGTGGCGATGCCGGTCTTCTTGTCCTTCGAGACCATCTCCATCGAGAGGACCTGGTAGCCGACCGACACCGTCTTGATATGCCCCTCGCGGAGCATCGTCTCCTGCTCTTGGCCCAGCGGGATCGACGAGAAGCTCGCAAGCCCTCGCAGACGCTTGCGCTTCTCGTCGAGCTCGACGTCGGTCACCGAGCCGAAGTGCATGAGCCGCTGGTGTGACTTGATGAGGGGCAGGCCGTTCTTGGCGCGGGAGAGGTCGACGTCGCCGGGAGCGTGCGAGAGGATCTCGTCGTAGTCCTCCCACGTGTCCCACGAGAACCGGCGGACAGGCGCCTCGCTCGAGAACGAGACGGGATAGAGGCGGACCTCATCCTCGCCGCCGTTCGCGCGGGGCTCGACCTCGACATCGAAGTCGCGGTACTGGATGCGCGGCACCTTGATGGTGCGCGTCGTTCTGGTGTCGACTGGTGCGTTGCTCATGCGTCCACTGATGACGCATCCGAGAAGAGCGCACCAAACTAAATGTCATTTAGGTTGGTCGGCCGAATCTAGCTGTGTCAGCGTGACCGCATGACACAAGAACTCTCATCACTTCCGGAGTCGTTCGCTGCCGGCACGACGGTGAAGTACCGCAGACGGTTCACCGACTACCGGGCGGGTGACGGCTGGACGCTCAGGCTTCATATCGCGGGCGCCTCCGTGCTCGCCAAGACCGCCGTCGCGGACGGCGACGACTTCATCCTGACGATCGCCGCCGAAGACACCGGAGGCGCGTTCGCTGCCGGGCTCTACAAGTGGGTGGAGCGCGTCAGCAACGTCGGAGGCGAGGTCTACGAGGTCGCCTCGGGCATCGTCACGATCCTTCCGAACCTCGCCGAGGCCACCGAGGGAAGCGAGCAGGAGTGGCTCGAGCGCGCCATCGCCGCCCTGAAGTCGCACATCGAGGGTCGGCTTCCCACGGCGATGGAGTCCTACCAGATCGCGGGCCGCGCTGTCTCCAAGATGCCCGTCAAGGAGGCCGTGGACCTCCTCACGAGCCTCGAGTCCCGCCTGGCACGCTTGAAGAACCCCAACTTCGTAACCCGGCCCGTGCTCGTCTCTTTCACCGGAACGGGGTACGACCGATGACGCGGCGGCCCCTCCATCAGCGCCTTGGGCGTGCGTTCCGGCTCGCCTGGCGGGAGCTGAGAGGCGCGCGGGGCGTCTTCGACGGGGCCGGGGTCCACCGGCTCCTGCTCGACTGGATCGCGCAGTCCCGCACGGCAGACGACGAGATCCGGGGCGACATCAGGCTGCTCCGAGCCCGGGCGCGCGAGCTCGGACGCAACAACAGCTACGTCAAGCGATACTTCCGGCTCCTCGTGAACAACGTCATCGGGCCCATGGGGATCAAGCTCCAGGCCCACGTGCGGAGGGACGGAGAGCCGGAAGCCGAGGTGAACGCCGCCATCGAGGCCGCGTGGAACGACTGGGCGAACTCGCCGGTCACGGTCGACGGCAGGCTCACACTGCGCCGGTTCGAGAAGGTCATCCTGAAGACGATGGCCTGCGACGGCGAGGCGTTCGTGCGTCTCTGGAGAGGGTTCGAGGGGAACCGCTACGGTCTCGCGCTCCAGGCGATCGACGCGGACCTCATCGACGAGACCTTCAACCGGCCACGGCGCGGGAGCGAGAACGAGATCCGAATGGGCATCGAGGTCGACGCGCTCTCGCGCCCGGTCGGGTTCTGGGTGTGGAACAAGGGCGCTGCGTCCATCGTCGACATCATGCGCGAGCGCTACTTCGTGCCTGCCTCGGAGATGTTCCACCTCTACGATCCCGAGCGGGTGAACCAGACACGCGGGGTCACGTGGGTCCACTCCGTCATGGTCCCAGCGCACATGCTGAACGCCTACGAGGAGAGCGAGGCGGTCGCCGCGCGGATCGGCGCGTCCAAGATGGGCCTCTTCGAGAAGCGGTCGGACTCGGTTGTGGGAGACCTCGCCAGCGACGCGAGCCCGGCCGGGATGGAAGCCAACCCCGGCACGTTCGAGATCGTTCCCGACGGCTACGAGTTCAAGGCGTGGGAGCCCGAGCATCCGACGGCGCAGTTCCCGGCCTTCATCAAGCAGATGCTCCGGAAGATCGCCTCCGGGTTCAGCGTGTTCTACAACGTGCTCGCCAACGACGCCGAGGGCGTGAGCTACTCCACGATGAGGAGCTTCGCGCTGGTCGAGCGCGACGACTGGCGTTCCATCCAGCAGGACTTCATCGACATGTGGCGGCGGCCGCTCTACTCGGCCTGGCTCGGCATGGCACTCCTGTCGGGAGCGCTCACTCTTCCATCGCGCGATCCGTCTCGCTACATGGCCGTCCGGCACCGGCCCAGAGGCTGGCAGTGGATCGACCCCGAGAAGGAGGCCAAGGCGGCCGTGATCTCGATCCAGAACGGGCTCGGGACGCGCACGGGGTTCTTGGCCGAGAAGGGCGAGGATCTCGAAGACGTCTTCGCCGAGCTCGCACACGAGGAGGCGCTGGCGAAGGAGTACGGCATCGCAGTCTCGGAGGGCGCGGGTGCGTTGCAGGAGAAGATCGAGACCGAAGAGGATGAGTCCGCAGAGACACAGAGCCCCGGCGGGAACGGCGACGGGAGCAAGGCGGGCCCGGACATTGTGACCGGCCGGGATCGGAATGAACTGCCACTGAGGCCGGGCGCATGACCCGGCTCGTGAAGGAGACGAACGATGAGCGCACTGTCCGACTATCTGGAGGCGAAGTACCTGGACCACACCTACAACGGCGTCTCGTTCACGCCGCCCACCGGCGTCTACATCGCGCTCTACACCTCCGACCCGACGGACGCCGATGTCGGGACCGAGGTATCAGGCGGGGGATACGCACGGGTCCTCGTGAACCCGAGCGGGGGAGGGGCGCCTGAGTTCAACGTCGCGGTGACGGACGGAGACGGGAAGCTCGTCGACAACGCCGACAGCATCACGTTCCCGACGGCCACGGCTGCTTGGGGCACGATCACGCACTTCGGCGCCAAGGACGCGGCCACCGGCGGGAACCTGCTCCACCACGGCGCGCTCGATGAGCCGCAGGTCGTCAACACCGGCGGGACCCTCAAGATCGCGGCCGGGGACCTGAAGCTCCGCATGGAGTAGAAGCGCGGGCACGGCCTCGAGGCCGCCGGGGAAAGTCACCGCCATGATCTACATCGCGATGCTCCCGTTCCTGGACGCCAAGAGCGGGAAGATCACATACACGCCACCGTCCTCCTACGTCGCCGACACAGGCTCGGCCGAATGCCAGACCGGCCAGAGTACGCTCTCCGGTCAGAAGTGGCGCGCGTTCTTCAGCTTCAACACCTCCAGCATCCCCAACAACGCTCAGGTCGAATCCGTCGGGTTCCTGATCTGCCTCGCCAAGAACCAGCCGTTCGGCGAGCCCCAGTACTACCGGCTCAAGTTTTCCATCGGCACGTTCATCGGGGGCGCACTCGACGGGACGGCCGAGGAGTTCAATGCCGGCACGCTGATGGTGACGCTCGAAGACAAGCCCGCCCATGGCACGCTGCTCGACCTCGACGAGAACGGACACGGTCCCGAGGCCTACGTCAATCTGACGGGCGAGACCGACATCAAGGTCTGGGACGACAGCACCCAGGGCAGTGGCGACTCGTCGTGGGGCATCGACTTCAACCAGAAGTACCAAGCCTGCCAGCTGCACATCATGTACACGGTCCCGGAAGCCACGGCCACGGGGCGCGGGTACTCGGCCGCCTCGGCATCTGTGACCGCGGCGGGCTCGGGCACGGCGGCTGGGCGAGGAACTTCCGAGGCCGCCGCCGCAGTCGAATCCACCGCCGCCTGCGCCGTAACCGGTCGCGGGCTCGCGGAGCTCATCGCCTCGGTCGCGTCGTCCGGCGCTGCCGTCGTCACCGGAGTTGGAACAGTCGAGGCTGCAGCGTCTGTCACAGCCGCCGGCGCATCCACCGCCACGGGGCGCGGTTCAGCACAACTGGTTCCTGGAGTCACCGCCACCGCGAGTGCCATCGTCACGGGGCACGGGGAAGTAGAGGGCGCCGCGACCGTTCTGGCGCTCGCTGTCGCTACCTCGACGGGATTGGGAACGGCGTTCTGTGACGCGCTGGCGGAGGGGCCGACCGCATCGGCTGCGGCGACCGGTCGTGGGTTCGCAGCGTGCCGTCTCACGGCCGTCTGGTTCGAGCCGCTGGCACGCCACTCCGGAACCAGGGCTGCCGCGGCCTCGCATGCTGGGGCTCGGGCGGTCGCGTGGGCCCACAGCCGGTCACTGCGGTGCGACCCGGACGACGCCTGGGTCCGTGGACCGAGGAGGCTCCACTGATGTCGGACCTTACAGTCGAGATTGCGGGGTTCGTGGTAGGCGACGACCTGGAGGTACGCCGCACCGTGACTGATCTCCCAGCCGCCATCGATGCAGCGTGGCTCACACTCAAGCATCACCCGAGGCAGCCCGACATCGACGCGAAGCTCCAAAAGAGGATAACGACGACCGATGTGCCGGGGACCGGTCAGATCGTGGAAGCAGGCGGGCCGGGTGTGGATGGGGACCTGCGGTTCGACCTCACGCCGGCGGACACCACGAGCCTAGGCAGCAGACGCTACGTGCATGACATTCAGATCAAGCTCGTCACCGGCAAGATCTACACGATCGAGAAGGGCACGCTTCAGCTCACGGCGGGTGTGACGGAGACCACGGCATGAGTTCGTGCTGCCCGCACGGAAGGAAGGACGATGGGTGAGGCGCTCGAGATAGCACGGAGCTTCGGCCTCGGTGGGCTGGGTCTTCTGGCGGCGGTCCTGTCGGTGAAGCTGGCTGTTCAGGCGATCGACCTCGCCCGGGCGCAGCAGCGGCGCCGGAACGGGAACGGAGCGAGGGTCGCGCTCGATGATCTGCGGCTCGTGTGCCCACTCGCTCCGGGCAGCCACTCGCTCGACGACGTCCACGATGTCCTGGTCGAGATCCGCTCGGGCATGGAGCGGCTCAACGAGACACAGAAGGAGCTTGTGGCCGATACGAAGGAGAGGAGCCAACACCTGGACGACGTCCTCGGCGCGCTTCGGCTGGAGCTCGCGAGGAGGGAGGGGTGACATGACAAGCCGAGATCTCTTCGAACGGGCGATTGCGATCGTCCTCACGCACGAGGGGGAGGAGTACACGGATCACCCGAACGACCACGGCGGCGTCACGAAGTACGGCATCTCCCAGCGCTTCAATCCCGACGTCAATGTGCGGGAGCTCACCCGGGCGCAGGCCATCGAGGTCTACTGGGAGCGCTACTGGCGCGGGCGTCGATACGAGCAGTTCCCCGAGGCCGTGGCGATCAAGGTCTTCGACCTGGCCGTGAATCTCGGGGAGCGGACCGTGATCTCCTGTCTGCAGCGAGCCCTGCGTGCCTGCGGCATTCGCGTGAAGATCGACGGCCGACTCGGGCCGGAGACCTGGGGAGCGGCCGGACGTGCAGACGAGACCGTCCTTCTCGCGGCTCTGCGATCGGAGGCCGCAGGGGAGTATCGGCTGCGAGTGGCGCGTGATGCGGATCAGGCGACGTTCCGGAACGGCTGGCTCAACCGGGCCTACGCCTGAGAGGAGGGACGATGCTCGGAACCATCATTGGAATCGTCGGGAAGATCGCGGGGTCGGTAGCCGAGCGCATCTTCCCGGACCCGGAGAACGAGCTCAAGCGCGTCGAGCTGCAACAGGCGCTCCAGGCCGCCGTCCTTGAACGGACCTCCGAGATCGAGAAGGCCGCGGCCGAGGTCGTCAAGGCGGAGGCGCAGGGCCAGCACTGGCTGCAGCGCGCCTGGCGTCCCATCACGATGCTCGTCTTCGTGGCGCTAATCGTCGCCCGCTGGCTCGGCTGGTCCGCCCCGAACCTGACCGAAGCCGAGGCGCTGAAGCTCTGGGACATCGTTGAGATCGGGCTTGGCGGGTACGTCATCGGCCGGACGGCGGAGAAGGTGCTGCCGGGGCTAGTGGATTCCCTGAGGAAGAGCTAGCAAGCCAAGTTGACGGAGCCGGAGGCCGCGGGCGGTTCACGGGTCGGGCTGTGTGGGACTGTCCTGCATCGAGTCCCCGAGCGTTCCAGGGAACGACGTCCCCTTCCGCTTGAGTTCTTGCCCGACATCACTAGGTGTCGGGCCTCGTCTTGTTGGCTGTCCATAGAGGTGACGTAGTGCGTCCAGTATGCTATCATGCGCGTGTTATGCGGAAAGGGTGGACCAAGCAGGTCTCGCCAAGACGGCACTGGGAACAAGGTGGGCCTGCGGCGCACGCGTCAGCGCAGCCTTCGCCTTCTTCGCGGCAAGCCCGCGCACCAGCCTGAGTGCCCTGTGCTGAAGCCCCTGGTTGCCGGTGTGACTTAGCAGCGGACACTGATGCGAGTTCTGGCCTTTCGCGCCACAGAGCGGCCTCGTCAGTGGTTAGGCAGCATGCCGACAGAGAACCGAGGAGCGATCTTCTATGCCCCGAGCGGACCATGTACCGACACAGCAAGCCGGCGAGTATTTGGTCGCCGCAGAGTTGGCGCGCGCAGGCGCTGTCTGTGCGACGTTCGCTGCCAACGTGCGCCACTTCGACATCATTGCATCAGGCCCGAATGGCTACATCCCGGTTCAAGTCAAGGCGAAGCGCCGTGGAAGCTGGCAACTCGATCTCAGGGACTTCGCTGAAGTCTCTATCATCGATTCCAGACAGGTCATCAATGCTCTCAAGCCCGAGCCCATCGAAGGGTTGGTTTATGTCTTCGTAGGCCTGAAGTCATATGGGAGCGACGACTTCTACGTCATCGGCTGGTCAGCATTGTGCGACCTCGTTGTGGAGCACCACCGCGCCTGGCTTGCTGCACATGGAGGTCGGCGTCCCAAGAACCCAGAGAGCACTCATACGGCCCTTAAGCCAGAGCAGCTCGAGGAGTGGCGCAATCGCTGGGATCTGATCACACGTCCGCTGGGGCAGGCTGCCTAG